CGCATTCTGCAACGCGCCGGCATCGAGAAGCTGGTTGATCGTGGTGTCGATCGCCGCGGTGATGTCGTCCAACAACGCGCCGAAGCCGATGTCGTAGAATGAACCATCCGGCGATGGAATGAAGCCGTATTTCGTGAAGTAGCTCTTGGGCTCGATCTTCGCGACCCGGCCGTTGATGATCGTCACACCATCGGCATCGAAGCATGGCGCGATGCGGACGACCTTCCCGCTCTCCCGCAGCAACGTGACGACATAGGGCTCGGGATAACCATCGTCATCCAGATCGAGCCGGCAATTCTGTTCGAGGAAGTCGATCGGCGCGGTATCGCTATCGTCCTTCGACGAACGGCCATCGGGTATGCGGATTTCCGCCCATAGGCCGGTGCGAATGCGCTCCTCGATCTCGTGCGGATAGAAGCGCAGGATATGCGTGAACCGCGGCGCCTCTTCGATCGAGGCGGCCCAATAGTTGATCACGAAGTCCTTCGCCGACACCATGCGCGAGACATTCCGGCCAAGGATCTGGTCGTAATAGGTCTTGCGGAATACGCAGCCGACGATGGGGAGCATGAGCAACAGCCGGTCGGTATCCTCCTCCCAGCCCTTCATGTCGTACAGCAACTGCCACGTCATGTGATCGCCGATGCGGTCGGCACGCTCGCGCTTCTGGCCTTCCGGATCGTTGCCCAGCACGCGGCCCTTGACCAGATTGGAGCCGTCTACAATCGCCGGATAAGCCCGCGCCTGGAACTGGATTGCCGCCGTGGTGAGGATCGGGAACTTGATGTTCGCCGCACCGGGCCACGGGAAGGTCTTGGGCTTCCTGACCTGCATGGCGATGTCGAGATAGCGATCGTACCGCTTCTCCCAATCCTGCGTTTCCTCATCCGAAGATTTGCGGCTTTGCAGATCGTATTCGAACTCCTGCAAGCAGCGCGATCCGATCCGCCCAAGGTCGGCTTCGCTGATCAGGTCGATCAGGTTGTCAGCCTGCAGGATCTCGTGGATCGTGATACCACCAACGTCGGGGGCAGCCTCTTCGGTCGGAACGAGTGCGGTCGCCATGCTCAATATCCCCCACGCTCATTGCGGCCGGTGTTGCGGTGATAATCTTCGTCTTCGTCGTCATTGACGGCGCCGAGGAGAATGGGGCGCGCCACCGCCACCAGGCCGAAGGCGTCAGCGCCATGACTGGCCCAATCGTGCGATGGTCCAAGCCCGATCGCGCGGTCTTCGTTGCGGTTCTCGTGATAGAAGCTGATCGCCTCGATCCCGCCCTCGCAGAACTCGGCGTCGAAATACATTTGCGGGAACAGCCGGCGGGCAGCCTCGATGCGGCGCATGGCAGCACCCGCGCCCTGATTGGGGATGACGATCACGTCGAAGCCCGCCGTCCTCAGCGCGCCCTCATAGGTCGTGTCGAAAACCTTGTCGTGCGCGGCACCGTCATGCGGCAGGATGCAGCGGGCCTTCCCGTAGCCGTTATCTCGCAGCCAATTGACGTGGACCGCCAGCGGCTGCCCGACCGCCTCGTAATAATCGAGCAGGTTGATCGCCTGGCCGATGTACTGGACGATCCAGATGGCGGTGGCATCAGCCTTCGCGCCAGTGCCGCCAATGTCCCATACCGCATAGACTGTCATCAGCGGGTCCATGTCGACCTTGCCGATACGGCCTTTCTGACGTGCCGCGGTGATCTGCTTGGCGTAATAAGCTCCAGCTACAACCGAGAGATATGCGCCTTCCCAGATATGATCATATTGGTCGGGGCGCTCCTCCTGATCACGCAAGCGAAGGCGGTTCAGGATGTCCGGAAACCACGGATTATCCCGCCAGTTCATCTCCACGATCTTGACGCGCGGATCGTTGTCGTTCGCGCCGAAACGCTGGTTGGTCGCGGACTTCTTGCGCTCGCGATTCCACGTGACCCAAAGTTCGCTATCCTCCTCACGAAGCGTCGGGATCAGTTTGACCCATGCCTCTTCTGTGACGGGCTCAGCCTCCTCGATCCAGGCCAGCAGGATGCGGAACTTCGACTTGATGCTGTTCAGGTTACGGGACAGGCCCACGAACGAATAATGGATGCGACCAGACCGCGTGCGGATGTACTTTTCGCCGATGTCGAAGTGCGCCAGAAGCCATGGCTCTTCGCGGATCGCAGACTTGATCTCTTCCAGTGAGCTGTCTTCCAAGCTGTTCATGAACTGGCGACCGCAGAGAATTATGCCCTCACGGCCCTGCATGTCCCACATGTGAGCCCGAACCGCCGTCATCTTGGCGAAGGTGCGCGTCTTGGCTGATCCACGGCCACCATAGGCGCCGCGTACATCCGCCTCACCCTCAAACACGGGGACAAGCTTCGCAGGTATCTTGATCCGCGCGACCGTCATTCGGGCATGACCCCGACAAGCTCGATGCGGTGCGTGATTGGAGCGCCGTTCGGATCGCCTGCCACCTGCAGCGGGATAACCTTGCCAACGAGCGTCATGAAAGCGGCAGGGTTCTGCCTTGCCTGAGCGACCAGATATTCGACACCGCCCGCTTTATCGAGCGCCTGCGTAACCATCTCTTTGACGGCTGCCGTCGTCTTGTTCGGCACGCCCTTAGGACGACCGCGACCAGCGTTCGCCTTGATGTTTGCCAGAGAGGCTTCAGATCTCGCCATTGAATCGGTATTTTGCCGATTACAGGTGCAGCGCGGGCGCCAATGCGCGGAGCAACCAGATCGCGACGAAAACGATGGCGATCACCTGAATGATAGTCTTGATGCGCGCATCGATCGGGAGAAGCGTGACGAGGTACAAAACCGCGCCGATGATGATCAGGGCGATGAGGAGAGAAACCAAGTCCATGCCGAGCCTCCGTGGCTAACTGCTCGGCGGTCCAGTTACAGCATGTTTCGGGGTCGCATAACGGAGGATTAAATCAACGAGCCGCCAGGAGCAGTGCGTATGCGATCTTCTCAGCGTCGGACTTCCGTTCCCATTCGGCATCCTTCTTTGCGATTGCGGCGCTGAGCCGATCGCTCGCCGCCTTGTAGCCATCTGAACTAAGCGCGACCTTGACCAGCTCTCCTGATTTTGCCCGCTGTGCTATACCCATCGGCCCCATTAAATCGCTCCCAAGCGCTTCAAATCACCCACGACACGCCGCGCCTCGCGATAGTCGCAAAGCCCACATTCCCGCGCCATTCGGGCAAGCGAAATACACTCTCCCGTGGTGGCGGCTTCTGAATATCGCTCAAGCACCTGTTGCCGCCTGTGCGTCATCTGCCCTGCCGGCCTGCCCCTCATAACACAATCCTTCGAATAATATCTTTGCCAAGCGTCCAACCGATCCCCCTCGCAAACGCGCGGATGGCTATGCGCAACAAGTTCATCACTCCCTCCCAAAATCCCGGCTGGTGCGGTCGATCTCGATTAAAATTCGCATCGTCCATCCCCTCGCTCGACAAGATCTGCAGCTCGCCGGAGAGCATTGGCAGCGGCATCGCGACTACGCTGGTCGTCACCGACATCCTCGACAAACAGCTCAAGCGTGCCGTCCCAATGGTGGGTAACATGCATCGTGTAGCGAACTGGCTGGCGGCGCTCGGAAAGGCTTATGACGGTCACGGGCGCACCCAAACTTGTATGCCCTTCCACGGCCCATGGGATCGCTTTGTAGCGATGATGCGACCAGTCCGCGTGGACACCTTTATCCACCTGTTCGTGACGGGGTGGAGAACTTGAACAATCATCACCCTTCTCCTCCATAATCCCGGTTCAGTATGGGGTTCATGCTGCTACCTGATTGAATTTGTTAGCGGATTTGAACAGCTGGTCGAGATTTCCGCTCGGTGGCCCATGTGCTTTGCAGCGTTTCGGTAGCCACTCGACAGGCCGGGAAATATTCTTCATCCGGGCCTCGATCACGGCCTGCAGGGCGCTCAGTTCGCCGTGGTCTTTCCGCAATCCGCCGATGTAGTTCCGGGCCTGCTTCTCGGTCATGGCCTCTGTGCGCATCATCAGCTCGATGCCCAGGTCGAAAAGCTGCTTGGCGGGATCGATTTGCTCACCACCCGTCGCCTCGGCGACCGAAGCTTTAGCTTCGGAAGGGGGGGTATGATCTTCTATAGGGGGGGGCGTTACGTCACGCGTTGCGTCACGTTCGTTACGTTTTTTGTCCCTATATCGCTTCTGGCGGACTGCGGCAGATGACGGCTCACCGTCACCGAGACGCGACAATTCCACCACGTCGGCGAGGCTCAAGCCCATCTCCGACAGATATTCGAGCTGAGCGGTATTCAGGCTCATCCGCGCACCGCCTGGTTCCCGCCCCAGAACTCGCCATAGGCATTGCCGATCGTGCCGTGCCTGTTTTTGGCGCAGATGAACTCAATGCGGTTCTGACAGGCGGCCAGGCTCTGTTCCCACTTGCCACGGTTCTCGTCGTCTTGGTCCGGCTCGGCTTGGCGCAGATAATATTCGGCGCGGAACAGGAACATGACCGCATCGGCATCTTGTTCGATCTGGCCGGATTCCCGTAGGTCGCTCAAGGTCGGGCGTTTGTCGGCGCGATGCTCGACGGCGCGGTTGAGCTGGGACAGCGCCATGACGACGCACTGGTTTTCCTTGGCGATGGCCTTCAACTCGCGGCTGATCTCGGCCACCACGTCATTGCGGTTGTCGCTCTTGGTATTCGGCGAAAGCAGCTGGAGATAATCGACGATCACCAACTCGAGCTTTTGCCCCTTGGCTTCCATCCGGCGTTTCCAGCGGCGAACACGTCGGGCCAATCCACCAACCGATAAATGGCCGGCGTCGATGATCTGGAAAGGCAGCCCTTCCGCATCCCGTTGAACGCGGGCTAGCGTCATTCGCTGTTCCGTGGTCAGGTTGCCGTTGCGTATTCCTTCATAGGGTACGCCGCCATGACCATTGAAGCACAGGTCGGCAGCCATCCGGCCAGCCAATTGCTCGGCGCTCATTTCCAATGTGAAGAAAGCTACGCCATGACCGTTCTTGGTGGCCCCAAGCGCATAACTGATGGCTGCGGCGGTCTTGCCCATGCCGGGGCGACCCGCCAGGATAACCAGATCCGACATGCGAGGACGGCCAAGCAGACGATCGATGCTCGGGATCACCCCGCACGATATAGCGCGGATATTGTCGTTATCGCCTGACGTGACGGTCTTGAGAGCAGTTCCGAGCGAGAATGATCGTACCGGATCACCCTTCGTCGAAGCCTCAAGCAATGCCGCGTCGGCGGCGTCGATCAGATCGACCGCGTTGGTTTCGGGATTGGCTGCCAGGCCGATGGTGCGCTGCAATCCCTCAATCAGACGGCGGCGCTGCGCCAGTTCGGAAATCTGGCCTACGAAACCATCCGAGCCGATCAAGGCGACCTCACTGCCGGTCAGGCGAGCCAGATATGCTCCGCCTCCCATAGCGGTGAGCGTCGGATCGTCGGCAAGGATTGTCTTGAGCGTTACCGGGTTTGCCGGTCGGCCACGGCTATATTCGGATACGATGGCGGAAAAGATACGGCCATAGACAGCCTCGGCAAAATCCTCTGGCCGCAGTTTGTCCGCCGCGCCGTCAATATGACGATTGTCGCGCATGAGGGCGCCAAGAAGCGCCGCCTCTGCCTCGACATTGACCAGCGGGTTGATCGGTTCGGGATCGGCCAAACTCATGCGGCCTTCTCCACACGGGTCATGATGTCCGCGATTATGGGCTCAAGTATCTCACCGATCGGTCGAGCTTCTTGCTCGACAACCTGGATCGTTATGCGCCCGTGCTTGACCGGCTCGGCAATGTGCGGGCTGATCTGAAACCTGCTGTCATCGACGCCCAAAGCTTCCGCGATGCCATCGAAATAGGCCTTGGACGCCGCGACGCAGTTGTCCACGTCAAGCGCGTTGCGGGTCTTCGGATAATAGCCCACGATAAGCCTGATCAGCCCATCCCGAGGCGGGAATATCTCAGCAGCCTTGGTGGCCAGGAAAGCCCATTGGCGCGCTTTCTTCGTCGCGCGCGCCTTCGCCATATAATGCGGGCGCGCGTTCGGACGCAGTTCGTTCGGAAACCATGGCAACTGGATCATGCCGCCAGCCCCAGTTCCCGGGCGCGATCCATGAAGGCATGATATCCCATGCCCAAGTCGCTATCGTGTTTAAGGCCGTACTGGATCGAGCGGATCAGAAGCGCCTGACTGGCCATCACAGCGTTGAGCTTTGCTGCGTCGTCTTGAGGACGTGCGCCGTTTTTCGCGTGCTTGTTGCCGTGGGCAAAGCCACAGTCCGGGCCACAATAACGACGGGATGCCCACCGCTGATCCGTTATCCTTGCATCCCCCGTTGGCCGGCGAAAAGGAACGCCGCAGCCTACGCAGCGCTTGACGTTGTGGTTGCTCACGCCGCCTTCTCCATCTTGGGAGGAAGGAGTTGTCCTGCTTTGTCGAGGATGGCTTGACGTTGTTTTGCGAGCTGTGCTGCTCGGGCGTGTTTGGCGGAGAGGTGCCTTTGCTGTTCGATCTTGCGGAGGCGGTCTTCGGCGTCGATCATCCGGTTACGCTGCTCTGCAATAACCAAATCGGCAGCGTCGAGAGCTGTATGAGCGCGATAATATTTCGCCTTCGTGTCTTTGTAGGCGCGAAGGTAAATTTCCTTCTCGTTCTCCTGATACGCCGCCATATCGCGTGACACGTCGAGCGCGTGGGAAGCTTTCCGCCACCGCCAAGCACAGTACAGCGTCGTCCCCGCAAGTACGGCTAGGGGTGCTATTTCGTAGATTGCGGGGATCATGCCTGCGCCTTCCTGCTTGAGTAAGGCAGCGCTAGATTGATGACGTTATCCGCCGCCTCGGTCGTGGTCGGCTTCTCGGTATGGTCGATGATGTTGTCGGCGGCGCAGCGAGCGAAACGCGCCACGTTCTCCATCAATTCGACCGCGACCATCGCCGGGCCATGCGCCTCAGCGTCATCAAGCGATGTCGCCGCGTACCCGATCAGTGCCATGAGCGCTTGCACGGCACGGTCGCCGAGAACGAATGCGATGGATAGCGCTTCGTTGGCGTGTAGCGGGCGATGCTTGGCCGGATCGCGCGACAGGATCGCGTCAATCTGGTAGATATTGACCCCGCTCTTGTCGGAGAGCGTCTGGCGGGTTTCAGTCCGGTCGATGTGCAGGGAAAGCTTGATCTGCTCGCGCAGAACGTTCCGCATGCGTTCGTCCGAAACAATCGCCCCATTTTGGGCAGAATTGCTGCAACTGCTCACTTAGAGCCCTCCCCGTAATGACCCATGAAACTCGCCTCGCCCTGCCACTCAGCGCCCATGTTCTGCGCGTCGTCCTCAGGGCGACTACGCTGGCAAAGGCGCGTGAGGAGGCTGAAAGGCTGGAGGAGCCAGACGAGAGCGCAGGCGGCGAACTGGACGAAAGCGCCCTTCGCGGTGCGCTCGTTGTCACCCCAGAAGTCGTTGTCCTCGATCATGCTACCGACCTTCCAGCCGGTCGGCGTACCTGCGGCGACCAGCCCAAGGAGCGGACGGTATGAACATGTCGGGCTGGCGATCTTGCCAATCGTATCGATGGCCGTTTTGCGCGAGCGAAGTGCTGTCGGCGCTGACGAAAGGGATAATCGCGCGCGACTGCGACCCCGCGCATCATGTGGATGGGGTGCCAGGAACTGCCCAGCAAACCAGAAACCTCGTCCATGCGGCGACGGTAGGCATCGCAGCCGACCGGCTCTTTTTTAGGGTCTCCGATCCAACCAAGGGCAACCCGGTCAAAGCGGTCGCACAGCTTGCCAAGACGGCTGATCGGGCCGTCCATGTGCCACAGCGGTACGCCGCGCTCAGTACCGAACGGCCACTCCTTCAGGAGCGCATCGTTGAGCTGGGAAGGCGCACCGGGCCGGTCGGGGATTACCGCCCAGCGGCCATCCTCCCAAAGGCGCACGTCGAGCCAATCATAATAGGGGCGCCAATCACGTTCGGCCTCATCCCATTCCGCTCCGGCGCGCATCGCCTGTTTCCAGAACGAAAAAGCGCCATTGTCGTACATGATTTTCGGGCTGATCTTCTCAACCGTCTCGACATCATCGGGGCGGTAGAAGCTTACGCAAAAGGCGCGCCCGGCCATCGCTTCCAGCGCGGACCGTGGCGTCATCGGCGTGCCGTGATGAATGACGGGGCTCATCCCCGCACCTGCAAACTATCGGTCCCGGCGACCGGAGGCTTAGTCACAACCGCCGGGACCGCTTCAGCCGCGAACATGGGGGAGCCGCGGTGAAGCTCTTGAAGGGGGATGAAGCGCAAGGGCGTTTGGGTCGTCAGCCACTGGCGACGGCCGATCTCGCGCGTTTCTGTGAGGTAGCAGGCGCTCATGCTGCGGCGGCCTGGGAGGCGCGTGTTTGACCGGCGTACTTAGCCTTAAGGGCGGCGATCTTAGGCTCGATCTCCGCCTTGTGCGC